AGTACAAATAGAACAGTTCCAAAACCCTCGTAGGTTGATATTGGTTGCACTGCATTCATAGCCTGTCTGCTTGACGATAGCGCCTTTCGATTAGCCATGAATATTTTTTGTATTTAAACAACAGTCCACAAATCGACTTTAGTATATTATACCAGATTGAGAGTGAAAAAACCAGTACATAGTGACTATGATACCAGCAATCACTCATCCAATCATTGTTTTTCTTTGGTAATTTCTGAATACGATATACCTAGATAAGTTGCTTTTTGCTTCAGCAACTTTATAAATTCATAAGGTGCATTGAACATGATTTCAGCACCTTTTTGTTTACGAGAGTCCATCCACTTCCTCTCTTCTGGGTTGTAGTCTTTACGTTTTTGTAGTGCCTTGAAATCTTCTTTGATAACAACAATTTCATCACAATTTAGGACAATGGCTTTTGTTATGCTATGAAAACGGTCTTTTCTTGATTGTTTGATTTTATGCCAAAGAGTGCCAAAGAGTGCGCTTGCGAGCGAGCAAGGTATTGTAATTTTTTGTCTTTACCCAACTTCTCTTGCCCTCTTTAACAGTACCGTCCACATTGTAGTTATCTGGGTTAGACTGCCTACGACTTTCCTCTAACTTCCTATCGTAATAGGATAGCTTCTCAGAGTATCCAAAGTCATTAGCAATATCAAATAATACTTCTTCCTCAGTATCTACATTAAAGGTTTTTATCGCCAGTTTATCGACATCTACGCTTACTACTACTTTTCCTTGCTTAACTGGACTTTCTGGCAGACCGTAAGGCACTTCACTAAATACAATCAGAACAGAATATAGCCACTTGTTATGGCGATCCAGAATTCTCTTGACACCATACCAAGCAATTTTCTGTCTTTCTAAAGCGTAAGTAAAGCGAATTTCATCCGTTCCTTTAAAGATATAAGGGAATACAATGTAGTTTCCTCTTTTTCCAAATCGTAAACCGTCTGGAGTAATATTGTTGTTGCATTTACGATACCACAATGTATTAAAATCAACATAGCGTGGCACTTTTAAAGTATTGTCAGAGTTAGCTTGTTTTCTACGCTTCAAGTAACCTTGTTTCGTAGCTTGCGCCATACTTTCAAAGCTAGACCAGTTTATAATACCCTTACTTGCGTAACGCTCATACATAACACTAGCTTCACCGAGTTTTTTATAATCTACAAATTTACCATTGTCAAGACCATAGCTATCATTTAACTCAATCCAACCTTTTTTGACTTCTTCACTAAGTTCTTTATAGGCTTCTTTAAGTAACTTCTTCCTACCTTTATCCTTAGTATCTTTGATGATATCTTGCCGAGTGTTTAACTCTTTCATCCGTTCAGCCAGCTCTTTGTATCTGTCAGAATTGACACGTCGGTTCTCTTGCATATTAAAGTAGTTTACCAAGGCTCTTTTTAACTTGTAGCCATATTTAAACTTCTTTTCAAGGTATTCATCATATCCTCTAGTATCTAATCTCAATTCAATCGTATACATATTTGATAGCCTTTACTACTTCTTAAATTTTACAAGGATTGATTGTTGTGATGACTTCACCTGTCAAATCGTCAACCAACTCAGCATTATCATTGACTGAGATTCCCATTTTTTTCATAGCACTAAAAATCCAATTATCAAGCTGGACACTATCAAATCCAATATCGTTAGCAAACTCACTTAACTTGCTATCTTGTGCTCTAGCTAGTTTATTGAAAAACTCACTAAGTTGGTTAACGTTCGATGTTATAGGTGAGTATGCAAATAAAATAGGCATTGTGATGAAATTACTAACGATATTGTAGGTTAAAGTGTTAAGGTATCTACTAGCACCTTCTCGAAATACAACACTACCCTTAAAAACTTTCCTAGTTTTTTTGCCAAATGCGTGTACTTCGTTGTACTTCTCAATGAGGTAGTTTTCTCCAGCCTGTAGCATCGGAAATAGTAATAAACGATAGTAATTAGTCATGATTTTATCAACATTGCTTAACCCACAATCCTTTAACTTCCTACGGATCGTGCGCTCAGCTAATGATAAGGTAGATTGTATACCAAGTTCTGAAATAATAACATGCAAACCGTATCCTAAAATCATATATTCTAGGATGTTTCTGATTTCTTTATTATTTTTATTAGCAATTTCATGTTTTTTTAGTTTTAAATAGTCTGTTAGATAGTCTGGTTCGAGTAAACGCTTTTCGATTGAAAACTTATCTTCATGTAGCTTCTGTTTATCATCCATTATCGTAACCTCCAAATTTATTAATTATTATATAATTAAATAACTATATTTTTCAAATTAGTAATTTAATTATCTTTATTGTACAACAATCCTTGTAAAAATACAACTAAAACGAAAGAATATTTTTGGCTTTTGTAAAATAACTTTAAATACTAGAGGCTACTTCAATAGTTACCTCTCAATAACAATCTATTTTATTCTTAGATTGCTATTGAGAAGCATCTAATCATTAAGATTAGACACCTCTTTAGGTGATTTAGAACAATTCTAGTTGCTCACAGACCGTCACAGTAGTTTCTTGTGAGTAAGTCACTACTTCTGTCGGTTTTTCTGTCTGAAGTAGAAAAAGTTCTGCATCTGCAAGAAATTGTAGAGCCAATTTCAACTTATCAGAGTTATCTTCTTCACGTTCTGGACGCTCAGAATTTTCCTTGATAGAAACTTCAACAGTTTCAGTTTGAGGTTCTAATAGTTGAATTTCTTCTACATCATCTTTACTGGCTTCAAGATATTTTTCCAGTACATTTACTGAGCTATCTTCAGAGCCATTCTGTTTTGAAAATTCTTCAAGAGCCTTTTCAATTTCCTCTACTGTTGCGTCATTATCAAGCAAAGGTAACAAGACATTGTACTTAGCTTTTACATAGGTTAGGCGATTCTCGTCTGCAAATACACTATCTGCAACTCCTCTATCAATAATAAATTGCTGATTTTTGACAAGTTGTTCTAAGCGAATTTTTGTTGTTTCAAGGTTATCAATAACATTATTGATCCGTTGAATTGTACCGACTGGAGAGGTAAAGTCAAGTTCCACAGTGTACATATTCTTACCAACAACTTTCAACACTAATGCTTGACCTTGGCGATATGGAGCATCTAACGTTAGTGCTTTAAGTTCAAATCCACGATATTTAGCCAATGTTACGAATTTAGTAGTTTCAGACAAGTTGTATTGCATATTGTATGCAAGTTGATTACCTGCCTTAGTGGTTGAATCGGTTGTATATCCGTCTGGAAATTCCATAACAAATGGGTTTTTTACAATTTTCTCTTCACCGATAATCAACTCTTCTTTCTTCGTAGCTTTCGCCTGCTCAATATCCATATCAATCTTATCAAGTTGACGGTTAGTAGCTTCAATACGATCCTGCGCTGATTTAACACTCTTTTGCGAGAGTTCAAAGTCACGTTTCCATGCAACTTTACGCTTGCTCAACAAGTCTATCTCATTCTCTATCTCAATACGCATCTTCAAGAAGGGATTTCCAGTTGCAATAGCTTTGAAATCAGATGCAGTCATAGCCTGCTCGTCAATATCACTTGCTGAACGGACAGGAGTTTTACTAGTCATAATTTGACTAATATAACGTAGTTTAGTTTCTTGAATTTGCCATAAGTAGTTATCAAACGAACCTGTCGTGATGTAGTAGTAAATTTGTACACGATTATACAAATTTCCTTGTCTCACAATCCGTCCGTTACGTTGGATAATATCAGACGGTTTCCAAGGGACGTCGATATGATGAACTGCCTTCATGCGTCGCTGAACATTCAATCCAGTACCACCTTTTTCAGTTGAAGCAAGTAAGATACGAACTTCCCCAGCATTCATTTGGCGTTGTAGCTGCAACTTAGCATCTTTATTCTTCGCATCATGGATAAAGGCAATCTCTTCTTCTGGGACACCACGTTCAACAAGAAGATTTTCAATTCAGAATAAATCGAAAATCCGTCAGTTGAGGGAGTACCAATGTCAGAGAAAATCATCTGAGTACCACGGTTGATAGCTTCACGTTGATAAATCTTAAAGACATTATCAACTACTTGCATAATCTTATTGTTATCTGCTAGCGTGTAACTTGCATCCAATAAGCGCATATCCGTAGCCAATTTACGTGCTTCAGAAGTAATTTTCAACATGTTATCTATCGATGGATCAACACTTCCAGTCTTGATTTTATCAGTACGTTCGACTAGTTCCTCTAATTTGTCCGTTTGCGTATATGTCATTTCAGATTTAACTGCAATCCTTTCGACATCTGGTACAGGTAAATCTAAATCTTCGGTCATTTGAATATCAGTGGTACGCTTGTAAAGGTTCATCAACTCAGGTAAGTTAGTAAACTTCGTGAAACGTTTACGAGAGATAAACTTATCACCTGTTGTGTTGATTTCAAGGTTATTCTCAATAACTCCGAAAGCACCAACCCAAGCATCAAAGTTATCCATCCCATACTCACTAAGAATATCAGGCTGAATATAATTCATCATCACATACATTTCACTGATTGAGTTTGAAACTGGTGTACCTGTTGCAAAGACAATATTAGTACCGTCATGCTCTTCTTGAATAGCACGGACTTTCATTTCCATATCCATGTTCTTCTGAGCAGTTGTGTTACCGATACCAGCAACATTGCCGAGGTTTGTAACTGGACGGACATTCTTATAACGATGAGCTTCATCCACAAATAAGAAGTCAATGCCAAGCTGCTCAAATTCTATGAAGTTATCTGTTTTAGACAGTTTTCCTTCATCCAATTTTTCAATTTGTTTTACTAAACGTGCTTCTGTACGAACAGATTGTTTAAAGGTAACACGGTCTTGTTCATTTTCAGCAATATCCATGATGCTACGAATTTCATCAAGTCGATCTTGATAAAAAGCACGTTGACGCTCTTCAGACACCTTGATTTTCTCAAACTGGCTATGGCCAATCACGATTGCATCATAGTTATTAGAAGCGATACGTGAAATGAATAGCTTGCGTCTTGATTTCTCAAAGTCCCTTTCGCTTGTAACAAATACTTTCTTAGTTGGATAGAAACGTAGGATTTCTTGTCCGAATTGGGCAGTTAAACTGGATGGAACAACAAACAAAGGCTTGTTGATTAGTCCGAGTTCTTTCAACTTAAACCCAGCACTTACCATTGTTAATGTCTTACCAGTTCCTACCTCGTGGGCAAGGAGCGCACGTTTATCTTCCAGAATGCGTTGTACTGCATTCAGTTGGTGAGGACGAAGCTCGTATCCTTGTGCCAATCCCTCAATATGTAAATGACTACCATCATACTGTTTGTTGACGATACGGTTGAAACGTTTGTTAAACGTAGTTTCAACCAATTCTTTTACATCTTCGTGATTTTCTACAAATTCAAGGAACAATTTCTGCATCTTACGCTCAACTTCTCGTAGTTCAGCAGTTGCTACTTCGTTAACAACCTTTTTCTCTTTACCATCGTCTTCAGTGACAGTTCTTTCGATAGTTGGTTGGTTAGAACCTAGCAAACGCTCAAAGATCGCATGACCTCTACTGTAAACACCAGCACCTTCAGCACGTACTCCAAGACGGATATTTTCAGCCGAGTATGCTACCTCCTCAACAAATGGTGTAGTCAGACCTCGACCAATCTTACTTGTTGCTACTGCATCCTCTCCATAGGCAAGAGAAACTTCGCGACCGCGTAGTATTTGATAAGCAAACTTACCAAGCACACAGTTCGGAATCCACATAGAGCCGATATTAAATTCCATATCAACCATTGAGATTGGTTCTGGCACTACTTCATTGATTAGTGAGAGATAGTGTTCCCAATCAGCTTTAGTATCTTTCTTATCGACCAACAGTTCTAGCAACTCTTTTTTAGTTACTACATCTCCAGAGAGAAAGTTTGTTTTAAGCCCCCACTCAAAAATACCCCGTCTAATGTATTTTTCGATGTCAGGTGCTACCTCATTATAAATCTCAGCTAGTAATAACTCTTTATTTTTTGCCGGATAGAGGGTAAGCATGAAGTCTAAATCAACACCTCGACCTTCTGAAAGACTGATAGATAAGGCTTTTTCAGCACTATCTACTTGCTCTAATGACTTTTTAGGACGGATTGTTGGCTCGAAAAATGCTTTTGCTTTCTCAAAGACAACTTTTGTACTATCGTTATCATCTAGTGCTTCTTCTTCCAGACTGGCAATTAAAGGGAATCGATCATCACGCTCAAATAAACGAGTATTGACTGGAATGTTGATATAACCATGTTCCTTAACGAATTTATCGTAAGTATCATTCAGTACAATCAACATAGATTGAAACTCGTCAATATTGTAATCATTGGTTGATTGAATATCAATTACAGACTGATAAGCCTCTTTAATAGCAATCATCCCTTTAACACGCGCGATTTCTTTATCTTCTAAAGGCTTCTCATAGAAATAAACACCTTTATATAGACCTTTGTTTGCACCACGTACAGACGGTTGAGAACTGATGTAAGTGCTTGTAATCACACTTTTATCCTCTTGTCTGAGTGCTTCAAACTCTTCAATCACGCTTGAACTGTGTTTCTTATCCCATGATACAAAGTTTCCATCTTTATCCTGATAGAATGTAAGCTCTGCACCTTTTGACAAGACGCGTGTTTCATGTCCATTGTGATATACTACTCTTCCATCTTCAAATCCGTACTCGTAAGGACGGACTGATGATTGAAATTGCTCTTTTGATACGATAGTGACTTCAGCAAGACTATACCCTGCAAATGTAGGAGCATAGATTGTTGAAAGTCCCTCTTTAATATCCAAGAATAAGTCAGAATATTTGTTAGGCTTAACAGATAGTGTCGCACCGTTGAAGTGACGAACATCATATTTACCCAATACTTGATTTTCTTCAAAGTAAAAGTAAGGGTTAATGAAGATACGCCCCTCTTCATCCAGACTAGAACGAATGACTTCTTTAAAGAAAATATCATTGCTGCTCTTTGTCTTTAGTCTATCCTTTTCAAAGAATAAGATATCAGATGATACTGTAGTACCAGCCAATTCTTTGAAAGCAGAACTAGGTAAACGTACACCACCAAGGAATGCTACCTCATCTTTGATTTCTTTCAAGATTGAGTTAGAACGCTTATTAGCAGTACCCATAGAGGTTACAAAACCAATCACACCGTTTTCATGAAGCAAATCGACTGATTTTCTTAGGAAGTAGTCATGAATAACATAAGGCTTATCGTAGTTCATATCAGCGATACGAAACTCAGAGAATGGCACATTAGTCATGATTAAATCAAAAGGTTTACCGTCAAATTCGACTGTTTCAAATCCTTGGATAAGGATAGTTGCTTCTGGGAACAGTTGTTTAGCAATCTGGCCACTAATTGTGTCCAATTCAACCCCTACAAGAGTAGACTTCTCTTGAATTTCTTTGGGCATAGTTCCAAAGAAAATACCAGTTCCCATCGATGGGTCAAGAATGTTTCCACACTTGAAACCATTCTTGAAAAGGTAATCCCACATCTGTTCGACAATGCGAGGATCTGTGTAGTATGCAGTTAAAGAACTTCTTTCCATAGCTTGATACTCTTCTGGAGTGACAAGACTTTCTAAGCGAGAGCGCTCTTCCTCGAACTTACCTGTATATCTATCAAAGAATACGTTAGCAAGTCCACCCCAACCGACATATTTAGCTAGTATTTCTTGTTGCTCTACAGTTGCTTGTTGTTGAGTTTTTTCTAACTCTTTTACTAGCGCTACTGCTTCTACATTAGCACGTACCTTTTCAGCATCAGTTTTTGGGAAATTAAATCCCTTAAAGTTAAAATTTGTGTTTGTCATTATTCCAATTTAAACAAAAGGTCATGAAATAAAATTCAATAATTCAATTCATAACCTTTTCCTATCCTTCCATATTATTTTAGACTGCTATCTTATGCTTTTTAGCAAATGAAAGTAACTTCTCAGAGGCTTTCCAAGCATCTTCGCTAGCGTCTTTATTTTTATTTCCTCTTAATTGAACAATCTTTCCATCACTTATTTCTAAGGTATAGAGTGGATTGTCAACCTTCTCTTTTTGACGGACAAAAACAATAACAGTTTCACCACTAGCAACACGGTCAGCATAAGTACCGACACAATGGCTTAAGATTTTACCTTCTTCTTTTAACTCTTGCAATTCTTTAGGTAGGACAAAGGTATAATTACCGATAGTCTGTTCCAATCCCAAGAGTTTCTGAAGTCTTTTGTGGTATCCTTGTTTCTTGATTTCATCCTGAATGTTATTGTAGGCTGTTATTGCATCAGCATGAGCCTCCTTGAAGTTCTTTGGCATAATTCTGAAGTCATCTTCAAAAGCTATACCAAGTTTTTCAAGCATATTTTGGTAGTCCCTATATTCATACGCTTTCACTGAGTTTTTGATAACCCAATTTTGAAAACGAATCAACTTTATCCCTTTAGGAATACACTTCAAATCTTCTACATCTTTGAAGTATCTAGTGAACTCCGGCAATAACTTTATGCCTAGAGCTTTTTCAAGCTCTTTTCTAATCTTATAGTCCTCAAAACCTTCGTCTGAATTTTTGAAAACATTTTTATGTGTTCGTAAAAACTTAAACGTCAGCTTTCCCATGTGAGCATGACAATGAGTATAACTGTAACCACACCCATATCTTATCCCACCAATTAAATCTTTGTGAATACCACGCGCATTTATTTTCTGCGCATATTCAATGATAGCTCGATATTTATAGATATGAGGCATCATCGTTGGTAAACAAAAAAAATATTTTGATAAAGAAATAGATTCTTTGATCTTAGTAAAGTCTAAGTATTTTAGCGCATCATTCTTTTTGAAACGCTTGAACACATCCTCTAAAGATTGTAGTAGCCAATAGTCTGAGTAAGCTCCTCTAAAAACACCAAGCATCTTCAGTCCAGGCACATATTCTCCGTTGTAAGAACCACTTAGCTTGATATGTTCTTTCTCAGTGAACTTTTCAAAGTTGTAAAGGGACGCATCGAAATGCTCTTGGCCATTTACAAAATATTGTTGAATACGATACATCTGAAATTCAACTCTTTTCTTTGAAACTCCTACCCAGAGGAAATAGTCATGAGTATCCCAGAAATCAAGTTTGCTTTTCTTTGTCAGACGCTTTTGAATAACTTTAGCATCTTTTTGAGTGCGTTCGGAACTAACAATCTTGTCAGTTTTATTCTCCCAAATATAGATAGGGAACTTCTTAAAGCACTCGGTAAAGAAAGACTTAGGAGGTCTTAAAGCATACTTAATATGTTCGTTGTTAGAGTTAGTAAAATCAATCATTCTACTTCACCTCCGAACAAATCAAATGTCACTTGCCCACCTTTTTCAATTCTGAGATTTTCGTCAACTACTTCCAGCACCTCTTCGACTTTTGGAACTGAAGCTAATTTTTTACGTAGTAAATCACTAGCAGTCAGATTGGCCACAGGTTTTGGTTTCTCAACTTCAATATGTTCTAACTTGAAGTATTCAACCACCCACTCAAAAACTTTCGTGTGATGCACTGCTGCACCACGCACGCCATCTACCTTATGTTCCATTGACTGGTATTGCTTAAAAGCAAGATCATATGCGTATTGATACGCTCCACCAATCGAGCGACCTTCTTTTAAAATACCAGTCACTAAATCGATGTCATAAGGCAACTCGTCACAAAGTAAATTGTGAATCAAGTCAAGGTCTGGTGAGTGTGGCTCACTCAGTTCTTCCAAAAGTTTAGCTTCAGCTAGAGTAAGCATAAACTCATTCACTACTGCTTCTTTTTCATCAATAACATTTACATTTTCCATTTTTCTTCCTCCTACCTATCCTTCTGACTTGATAGGTTTCTAATTATAAAAAAGACTATGCGCGTGAGTTATCAGTTACATAGTCTATACTTCCTTTAATGATGATATTTTAAAACTTAAAACTTGTGAGCCTTTACCGTTTGTGTCATAGCCTCTTTACTCAATAAGAAATCATCTAGTCCTTTCCCAACTTCCCAAGTAAAGACAAAGACATCTTTGTTTTTATCTTGTTGGCGAATATATCCGATAACTTGCTTTAAGTAATTAAAGACGGCATCATTATCCTTAAAGTCACTATCAAATGCGAGATATACTTTAGCAAATGTAGTCTTTGACTTCAAGTTATATGCAACCTTCTTCCAAGAGTTGACACCAGCCATTGCAATTACCAAGGTTGAACCTAACTTTGCTAATCGAGAGTTTGGAACTTGTGTAGCGATAATATCGCCTTTCAGCAATCCCTCAGTTACAATGACATTTTGACAAAGTTCAACAAGTCTGACTAAACCGTTTCCAGCGTTGTCGAATCTAGCTTGCGCCAGAACATTGTCTGGAAAAGCATAGTGTGGAACATTCTTTGCACCACAACCATACTCTTTGGATGATGTAGATAACCAAACATACTTAGCTGATGATTTAATCTTAAAAGATAAGCCATTCGGAAACGTTAGTTGTTTCTTTGAAGTTACCCCTTGAGAATATACATCGTAGTTTGGGAACATGTAAATCGTGTACTGGATTTCACCTTTACCAGCACTCTTTACAAATACACTTGCCTTGTCTTTCCAATTAGAATTAACTTCAGCTCTATATTGCATAGAATCTTCGTCAACTCTAATTTGCCCTCCGATAATTTGTCCGAACTCATTTCTGTTTGGAATAAAAATCCCATAATGAGTTGGCATAAAAATCGGAGTTTGGCTTTTAGTATCATACCAGAACCCAGCAACACCTTTCCAAGCGTCACGTGGCAAGCCATTTTGTTCAAACAAATCTTCCCAGATAGTTTTACCGACAGTCTTATCGCCGTTTTTTTCTATTTTCTTGATTTGCTTTTTCATGGTCATAGCTGTAAAAGAGGTGTAACCTCTTAGGTATGTCTGATCCAAACTAAAACCTCGTGAAATCATGAGGTGTGCAAGGTGTTCATCACTCAATCCGAACACTCCAATCACCAAAGAATATACCTTATGTAAGATATTCGCTGGTGCAGACTCTAATTGTGGAATTTCCACGATCTGCACATCCTTGGGACTTGTACC